TATAACGAAGATTATTACGAAGATAACATTATGGTGTTTTAAATGGCTGAATGGAATATTTTTAAAAGAGTCTTGAAAAATCGAAGATTGGATAATGCAGAACAATCAGCAATCCATGAAATCGGTCTTGATGATGTAGACTTGAATAGTGATGAAAAAAGTATAGATTGGAACGAAGAGTTACCAGCTTTGATTAATCCAACTATCAAAAATTTCCGTTTATGTTATGAAAAATCTGACCTTGTGAAAGGTATTATTGAAGATTTAGTGATTAAATCAATCAGCGGTTGGGAGTTGGAAGCTGATGAGAATGCTCCTAAAGGTGCTTTAGAGTATATTCAAGAAGAGTCTGAGAGATTGGATTTCATGAGTTTATTCCATGAAGTAGCTACAAATAATATGGTTTCCGGTGCAATGTACCATAATGTAATTAAGAAAAACGGTGTTTTACATCTCCGTGAATTGGCTTTTGATGGAGATAATTATCGTATTAAAGAATTATGGGACGATGAAACTGGTTCGGAGATAATTGGTTATAAACAACGTATTTTAAAGAATACTAATACTAATAAAGGTTGGTTAAAAGAGAAGTATTTTGATTTAACAGAAGAATTAGAGTTTGTTGAATTTAATTTCACTCCGGAAGAGGTATTGCCATCTCATTTCTTTGAAAGAAACGGTAAATACAAAGGATTGGTTGAAAATGTTCTTGATGAAGCATATATGGTAGAATTACTAACTCGTATGATGCCTCAAGTAGTTTTCAAACAAACTAATACTATGGTATTGCAAGGCGGTAATGAGAATCGTAAAGAAGTTAATCTCTTCAAAAGAACAATTAATCGTGTTGTTAAAGCAATTACAAATTATCATCGTAAAGGAGTCATATATCTCCCATATGGTATAGAAGCAAAGCTGATTGGTGATAGTACATTACCAAAAATCCAAGATTATATTACTAAATTAGAATACTTGATTTTTGTAGGATTATGCTCACCAAAAGCAATTTTCGATGGGTCAAGTTCTAATAGATCAACAGCAGTAGTTCAACTTGACAGTGATAAATCAGGTAGAGTATTATTCCAACAATTTATTCAGTACAAATTAGCTCAATGGGTGCAAATTGTAATTAATATCTTGTTAGAGATGAGAGGGTATCCTAAAGATTGTATCCATGTTAATTTCAATCCTAAAACCGAAGAAACTGAAGATGATGAAACTACTGAAAACGGTACAACTAGCACTAGTAAACCTGGTGATGGTTTGGATTTAAACTCTATTGAAAATACTAATAGAGGTGTTGCTAGTGAGTCAGCTTAAAGTGCCTCAAGTACCATCATATGAAGAGTTTTATGGATTAACTGACAATATTGTTTCTGATGAAGAATTTGAGTCAGATAATAAAGATGAGAAGATTAAAGAGTTAATCACAATTGCTTTAAGTTTATTACAAGATTTTTATTTAGAAGTTCAATATTATACGGAGTATGATATTCTTTCAGGGAGTTTTGAAAGAAAACTCAATGATTTCAATGTTGAATTAAAAGAGAGTTTATTACAATTATTCAATAATTATTTTGATGATTTACATGTTGATGAGAGCATACACTACGCTATACCAGTAGGTACTGTTAAAAGTGATTATGATATAGCGAATGTTCTCAAAAGCAGTGTAGATTCGGTTACTGATACATTATATTCTGATTTAAAGAATAAAGCTGATTTTTACCATGATGTAGCTATAACAACTGGAATGTTTAGTTTACATGCTGATTTTAGAAGAGCTATCCGCAAATTATCTAATAAAATTAGTGGTAATGCAGAATATGCTCGAAATAGAGTTAATAGGGCTTTTTTAGAATTTGTTTATGGTCAAGAAGCTTTATTCAGATGGGTAGTGTCTGGAAGGAACACTTGTGCATGGTGTTATACAATCGAAGCAATGGGTGCTATGCCATTATCATGGTTCCCAGTTGATCACCCGAACGGCATGTGCAGATTGGTTCCGGAAAAACCAGACCAGTATTCTGATGAATATCGTAGGATTAGAGGTTGGTTATAACTATGAAAAGGATTCAGATTTTTAAACCTTGTGAACTTAATTATAAAGAATATGATAAGCCAGTACGGTTTACTGAAGAGTTTTTGCAAGAAATAGCAAACTCTACTTATAAAGTTCCATTAGTGAATAAACATTATGGAGCTACACTGGCTGATGTTTCAAATTTATCTTTTGATAATAATACTTTGGAGGTAGATGTTCCGGAGGAATTTTCTAAATCAAAGTATAGTCCAAGTTTTGATAATTTAACTCTCACTGATGAGGGAGAGTATTATCTTGCGACTGGCGGTTATCTTGTTGAGGTTGCTACAAATGTTAAACCTAGACTGGATAATGGCGAAGATGGAGGAAGTAATATGGCTGATAATGATAAAACTAATGAGTTTTTAGCAAAAGAAGTCGAAAGACTGAATAAAGAAATCGCTAAAAAAGACTTAAAACTTGATGCTAATAAAGAAAAGCTTGAAAAATTTGATGAAATGGATAAGGAGTTACAAGAACTTCGTGAATGGAAAGAAACCAATTCTAAGTTAATTGAAGAACAGAAACCAATCATTGAAAAATATAACGCTTATCAAGAAAAACATCGTGAAGAACTGCTTGAAAAAGCATCAAAAGGAAATAAGGAAGTTAAAGAAAAATTACAAAATCTTAGAACTGAGGATTTAGAAACCATTATCTCATTGGAAGTTGAAGAACAACCGGCTAGAGGTGCAGGTGCAGGTAATGCTCCAGGGTTGAATGAAGGTAGTGGTGAAAAAGATAAAGAACAAGCTGAGCAGAAAGCCCGTAAAGTAGCTGTTGAAGGAATGTTCAGCGAATTATTTAAGGAGGAATAAAGTATGGATTTAAAAGAAGCAGGTAGACCTAGTAGAGATTACAGTAATAATCGTAAAGTTTTCACCGTAACTCTCTATGAAGGGGATTTAAAATATTCCAGAAATGGAATTGACAGAAAAACTGGTATGACTGTAGGACAACATTCTTTAACTGCACCTATACCATTGCACAGGATTTTAGAAATACATAAGGATTCCACCCCTAGGAATATCATATTAAAACCAGCTGCTGATGAAAGTACCAAAGCTGTTGCAAAATTATTATACGACCCAGAGATGACATGGAAACCTGATGCACAGTACACTACTAAAAACAGATTACCTCAAGAAGATTGTGAGTTTGGTCATTATCCAAATCGTAGTGCTGCTGTTGAATGGTTTGGTAAAGCGGTTGATGAAGTATGTATCGTTGCTGAAAATGATGCAATTGCACCTTACGATTACCTTGAATATGTTGGTTTCGTTGATGGTAAAGAAGTATATCAAAAATCTGATGGAGTTACTAACCTTTTAGCATTAGCCAATGTGCCAGCACTTGAATCTGGTGTATGCCCAGTATTAGAAGGTGTAGAGTTCTACGGAGCAGTAAAAGAATAAATAAAAAGGAGGATTATTTTTTATGATATTTGGAAGTAAACAAATTAAATACCTTCTCAATCCTGAAAGTATTGAGCAGGTTGTTCACCAATACACTCGTACTCCAATGAGTATGCTTACTTTGTTTGAACCACAAGACAATAAAGGGGAAAAACACTTTGCATACGATTACAGTAAAAGGAATTATGAAACAGACCTTGCAGCAGGTATCCTCGCAGAACCTGTAGAATTAACTGAAGGGTCTGAGTTCCCACAAGTCAGTTTCAGCGGTATTCAAGAAGAATACGGTAACATGACTAAATTCGGTTTTGAAGTAGAGTTCACTAAAGAATCTGCTGAAGACCCTAGAAACTTCGCATTTTTCAAAAATTGTGTTCGTGATATGGGTTTAACCATGATGAGAATGATTAATAGGTTCTCATTCTACGAATTAAACGCTAGTGCAGGTTTAGTAAACCCTATCACTCTCGGAGAGGGAGCATGGAACCATGGTAACGAAGCTGTTGATGATGATATTGTTGCTATGATTAGGGCAATGGAAGATCAAGAACATTATGAAGGACAATTTAGTCCTACCGATATGTTTATAGCAAAAAGAGCTTATAACACTGCTGAGGACTTGTATAAAGTTATCAATAGTACAGGTACTTTTAACGGAATTTCCAATGGTGTAAACTTAAATGTTGCAGCAGAAGTTAATTCCGGTTTAATTGCTATTGACCGTAATTCCCACCCAGCTATTTGGTTCTATAATACTAATAAAAACGATAACAGGTTAAACGACCCCGAAGTCCCTAACTCATCTATCATTAACGTTCACTACTTTGAAGATGCTGATGAGTCTAAATTACCTCAAACTTTCGGTTATCAATTATACGTGGAACTTGGTTTAGCAGTTAATAAAGAAATGGCTGTTTTAACTCAAGATGGAGTATAAATGCTCCATTATAAATTTTTTTTAAATGGAGGTTTATATTTATGCCTGATTGGAAAAGTATTAAGCTTAAAATTATAAGGGGAAGAACATTATTACCATTTCCTACTGCTAAAGTATTGCAAGACCATGAAGATAGGATTGCTGCTTTGGAATCAGGAAGTTCTTCTGATGAAGGAGATACTACTACTTATGGTTTCACCAGTTATGCTGATGCTGAAGGAACTACCGAATGGGGAGAAGGTACTGTTAAAGGTACTGGAATAACCAAAGGTAACTATGCTGAAGCAGAAGTATTAACTAACAGTCCTGATGAAAGTTTTGTCGGTCAGAAATTCTTTATTAGGTCTACTGCAAAAGCAGATGGAACTACAATCTATAAAGTTTATAAAGATGCAGGTAAAACTGCGGCTGGATTTTGGATAAGTTTATCTGAAATTTAAATTTTTATTTTTTTTTAGATAAGGAGGTTTCCTTAAATGAAAGATGGTGAAAAATCTCCTGATATGTCTGATTTTTATAAAGTTTTAAAGTATTTGCCTAAAGCTCGTGTGGATAGGCAAGAACCGTGTGTGTTTAATTCTATTTTTGTTGATGGTGAGGAAGTAGTTATACCTACTGTTTACAGTGAGTTTAATGGTACTGATTATTTGTTATTGTATGTTAATTGTCATGGTGTTGATGTAGATGTAACTAGTCTTAAATTAGGTTTTTCCGCATTACTTAATGGAAATGTCAGTTTGCTTTCATTAAACAGTAGTGATACTGAACTTGATTTAGATAATGATACCATTATTAATTTTACAATAGATGAAAACTACTCCGCAGATGACAAAAGTAAACTATTAACAGGAGTAGAATCAATCAAATTAAACTTCAATCAAGACGCAACTGGAGTAGAAATATTAAAAATAGTATTAAGAAGTGTCGATTACACTTACACTTTATCAGATATAGAAACTGCATACTACAACGGTGAGGGATACGTACTTCGCAGATTAAACAATATGCGTAATGAAAAAAAAGGAATTAAAGAAATCCCAAAACTTCTACAGCAATATGTTTACATGGCGGCTGGAGCATATGCTTGGCTAACAAGATGGGAGTATGAAGCCAAACCGATGAAAGAACCAAAATCAGAGTCAAACAACTATGCAGATAGATTATTCGGACAAGTAGACTCTGCAATTGAAAATTACTTGTCAAATATAGAAAACAACCGCAATGAAGAATACTTGCATCTCGAACAAGTTGCTACTGCGGGAATCACATGGGGTATTAGATGAATGAAAACAATTCCAGGATAGTTAATGTAATGGAAACTTTGGGTAAAGCACTCAAAGATGACACTACTTTTTCAACTATTCCCATATTCTGGGATATGGTAGAGGTAAACCCTGACAATCTGCCGGACACATGTATTGTTTTCAAAGCTTTAACATGGCATGTTGCACAAGATGACCCTTGTGCTTTGGAAAGACAATTAGACATCTGCATAATACATAATACATTAGATACTCGACAAATAACAATCCGATTAACAAAATATGCTGAAGATTTGAAAGAAATCATTGACAATGTAATATTATTCGGCGATGGTTCTTTCGATTTAAAATTCCTTGGCGGAAGTGAAATCGGAGCATTGAAAAATAATAAAGAAGATTCTGAAAGTTACAAAGGGTCTAAAACATTATTCTCATCAATGATTGTTCTAAGTTACGAAGTGAGGTATTAAAATATGAAATTTAAATGGGTAGGATTACCTAACGTGAAAAGTCTTGATCTAGTTTATAATGAAATTATGGAACCTCAAGACATTTTAAATCCGGGGGATATTATTGAAATCCCTGATGATAATAAAGAGTTAATCCAAAAACTTAAAGCTAATTTGAATTATGAGGTTTACATCGAACCTAAAAAGGTAGGTAGACCTAAAAAGAACGAAAAAAAGGAAGAAAAAGAGGAGGAATAGATAAATATGGGAGCTATAGCACCAAATGCTAGTTTTCACTATGGTGGATTTTCCATTAAAGGTGAAGAGTTAGACGATGACCAATATGGTAGGTACTGCGTAGGTATCCGTTTCACTGATTTTGAAGATGGTAACGAAATCGAAACTGAAACCGATGAAGGACACACTGGTGTATCCAACTTGGATATGGGTTCTTATAGGACTACTGCGGAATCTGCTCCTACATGGGAAGATAAATTCCGTTATGGTGAAGGTTTAGAAGATATATGGTACTTGACTTTAGGTACTTATGAAGTCAATCCTTATAATAATGGTACTGCTAATGTTGATGGAGTATTCACATATGATTTCAGTATGCCACCAACAAATACTACTGAATTACCATTAGCAACAATCTACAACGGATTTAGTAAAACTAATTATGATGCGAGAGTATTTAACAATGCTCTTTTAAACGAATTAGAAGTAACTTTCAGTTCAGATGACGCACCAACAATCAGTCCAACTTTCGTATCTGACTACAACAATTTCAATCTTGTTAATCCAGATAGGAATTTCCCAGTTGTCAGTCAATTCGTAAAAGCACCACACACTACTGTGTACATGGGTGCTGTTGGAGCTACTGCACAAGAAATGTTAGCAAATCCTATTGATTGTTTTACTGAAGCAAGTTTCACAATAAACCATAATGCAGAAAGTCAATCTTGTCATGCTGATGCGTTTGGTAAAAACACTAAAATCATGGGGGCTAGGGAAGTCGAAGGGTCTATTACTATGCCTTGGACTGAATTAACCAAACATTTAGAAACTGAGTATGAAGGTTACAATAAATATGCTCATATAGTTTCTGAAGAAATTACCAATAAACAAATTTGGTACAGATGTTATGGTGGAAATATCCCAGTAACTGACAATGGTGTTACCACATTATCTGGTATACCTTATGAATGTTTAATTAAGTTCCCTGAAGTGGAAATTACTAATGCCGAATCTCCTAAATCCGGTGATGAAGCAAAAGACTTAACTGTGGAGTATAAAGTTCTTGAAAAACCTACACAATCATATATGAATGTACATATGGTTTCTCATTTACCGGACTTACATATAGATACTACAGGTACTACATTAGATGCTTTAAGACCTAATGTTGCACCATTCCCAGTAACCTCACCATAAAAAGGGGTTACTGTATTTTTTTTTATTTTTTTTTTCATTGAGGGTATAGTATAGCTCGGCTAATGCGACTGGCTCCAGACCAGTATACCGTAGGTTCAAATCCTACTGCCCTCACCTTAAATTAGACGGAGGAAGTATATTTATGGCAAAACCAAACACAAAACAAACAGGTTCTTTAGATTTTACTCAAGTGCCAATACCATTATGTGGTGAGGAGTATTATTTTAAAAGATGCAGTAATGAAACTTTAAAATCTTTTGATGAAAAGATTGAACAAAGGATTAAAGAAATTAAACCTTTAACTGATGAGTCTACTGAATTAAATGAAAAGACTGATAGGTTAAACAGTAAAATTGATAGTTTGAAAGGTAGGATTTCATTAATGGAACGTAAGGACGATTTATCTGATGATGAAATCGCTAAAACATTAGAATACCATGACAAACTTGATGCTCTTTACGAAGAACTAGACGAACATTTAAAAGTTATCAAAGAGTTTAACGAAAAAACTGATGGCTTAGGTGATGAATTAAATAAAGACATTAACAGAATCATCGCAGAAAAAGTAGAAGCTATTGTAGAAGGCATTACTGCTGATGAATTTTTAAAGAAACATGATAACATTGACATGCACATTGCAGACAACATCAGTAAATACTATGAAATGTGTATGATTGGTGAAAAAGCTTCTAAAATAAAACAGGAAATCCGTGATGATTGCGACGAGTTTCGTAAACGTCAAAAAGAAAACAGACAATGAACATATTACACCTAACCCTATGAATACATCAAAAGTATGGGCTATTGAAAATGCTTTGTTAGAGATATATTCATTATTAATTCATCGTATTAAAGGGTTGGGTTGGAGTTTACGAGATTTTTGGGAAGCGGACACTTGGACTACAAGTAAATTATATCTTATGGAATTAGATTTAATTGACGCTGAAGAACGAGAGTTTGAAGGTAAATCACCGGATAAGTCTAAGTATAACAGTCCTGAAATGAATGATTTATACGACGAGATGTTTCCATATGAAGAGTAGGTTTACAGTTGAAGAAACAGTTACAAAGTATCTTCATGATTTAAAAAATCATTTCAAATCTAAAGAAGATGATATGCTACGGGATATGGCGAGAGTTTTATCGGAGCATATTGTCGAATTGGCTCCTAAAGACACTTGGACTCTTGCAGAGTCTGGTCTTGAAGAGGACGACTGGGTGATACAACCTACTCTTACAGGTACTGCGTTAGATATAATCTACAGTGGTTTAGGGAACACTCAATCATGGGTAGAATTTTCAAACGACCAGTTAAAAAATCACCCTCCTGATAGGGATTATGCTTATTTTCAAGAAACTGGTCAAGACAAAATCGCAGATTCAAAATATGCTAAGCATAAACATTTCATTTTGATGTCTACTAGACGTTCGGATACTAGACATCAGATTAATAATATTGCAAGTCATTATTTGCGAAGTATTATGAATTTAGAGTAATATTCTTTAGTAAACTTCTCTTTGGGGAGGGGTACTGGTGCAAATCCAGTTATTACTCATTAGTTATCTGCCTCCAAAAAATGTGAGTCATGATAATGATTTATTTTTTTTTTAGATAGTTTGCTTCCTCCAAATTATTTTTCTATTTTTTTGGAGGTTGGTAACTATTAAAATATTTATTTTTATTATTAAAGGAGAGTTTTAGAATTGGCAAGTAGTTATGTAGGTGGCTCTGTTACTGCAAAAGTAGAGTTAGATAGTTCTAAATTTGATTCTGCATTGCAAAAATTAACTGAAAGAGTTAAAAATTTTCAAGCACAATTAAATAGCACCAATACAGATAGTTTAGCAACAAAAGTGGCAAATTTAGAAAATAAATTATCTGCAACAGACACCAAAGTTAATGATCTAACCAACAGAGTTAAAAATTTTAACACCACTCAAAAAGAATTAGGTAATAGTGTTAAAACTACTGCTTCTAATCTTGACATGTTTAACAAGAAGTTACAAGGTTCTAATAACGCTGGTAAAAACTTTGATAATGTAGCTAGGAAAGTAGAACGGGTTAATAGTGCAGTTAAAAAATCAGCTAATAGTTTCAATGTTACAAATGCTCAATTGAAAACTGCTGGGACAGCATTAAACATGTTTGAACAAAAGTTAAATGGAACCAATTCTGCTCTTAGCAAAACTAATTCTCAAACAAAGCAAAGTGCTGCTGGTTTTAAAACTATGGGTGGCTCAATGAATAGTGCTTCCAATAGTGTTAAATTACTCTCCAATAATCTTTACAAAATCAGAGGAGTATTATTATCTCTTAAAATGATTTTCACCGCAATGGGTGGAATGGCATTATGGGGATTTGCCACCAACATTGCAGAAGGGGTAAAAGAAACATTTAAAGCTAAAAATGAAATGGAAGCTCAACTCCGGCAAAATGAAAAAGTAGGTGAAGGCGGTATCGCTTACTTTAACAATGCTCTTGATGACACTGTAAGCAAGTTTAAAAAGATTAACAAATACAGTATCGGTGAAACTGTATCTGCAATAGGTTTAGAGTTTGATTTAAATGCTAAACAGATGGCAGAATCATTAGATGTTGTTTCAATGGTACAATCAGAATATGTTCGTGCCGGTCGTAAAGAAGAAGAAGCAGCATTAGCAGTTAAAGATATTCTGCAAGGTGAGTTCTCAAGATTATCCCGTGAAACCGGTGTAGGAAAAGAAGAACTACAATCTTACGGTTGGGACGGAGATAAAACTAATGTTGAAAGCTTAATGAAAGCACTCCGTAAAGCTGCTAAAGACAGGCACTGGGATTTATTCGCAGCTAAAGCAACAAGTCTTAACGATGTAATGACTATACTTAAATCCCGTTTCAGTGAAACTGGAGCAGACATAATGCAATCTGCAACACCATTAATCGTAGGAGCATTCAATGCAATTATCGGAGCTATTGATAAAATACAAGGAGCTTTCAATGGATTAAATAGTTTCTGGCAAAACTTCACAATACTAGGTGGGGGAGTAGGTGGTATCTTCGCTTTAGGTACTGCCTTACCTATGATTGCTAAAGGTTTTGGTCTTGTTGATATTGCAACTATCGGCTGGGGTAAATCATTATTAACCACTGCTTTTAACTTAGATAAAACTGAAGTTGCTACTTATGGTTTCCGTAAAGCTTTAATGGGAGTTATTAGTGGTACTGATGCAGCTAGAGTATCAGAAGTTGGTTTAGTTAAATCAATGGCGGCACGGATATTAGGTGTTAAACAATCTACATTGGCTGAAAACGGTTTATTAACTGCTATGGTGCAATCCAAAGCAGTGATGAAAGGAACTAATGAAACATTAGCAAAATTAGCTGGTAACTCCATGGGTACTGCACAAAAATTAGCATACTTAACAACAAATATGGATCTTACAACTGCCAAATCAATTGGAACAGGTAAAGCATTGCTTAAAGTAGCAACATCTACTAAAATCTTAAAAATGGCTATATTAGGTTTAACTGCAATATCATTAGTAAGTTGGTTAGCTGGAATTGCAGCATGGTGTGATACTGTTAAGAAAAATGTTGATGCTTTCAATGATGTTTCTGAAAACGGTAAATACATTCTTAAAGATGCTACTGATTCTGTTAATAGTTATGAAAAAGCATTAGGTGATTTAAAAGAAGGTACTGATGCTTATATTCGTACTAAAGCTAATTATGACCAAGCTTTAGCAAATCAAAAAGATATTAAACAAGCCATATCTTTAACTAAAGAATATAAAAAACAGAATAAACAAGCGGAAAAGGATATTAAATTATCTCATCAACGTAATCTTAAAGATTCTTATATGCTTGCCGGTAAAGACTATAAAGAAGCTACTGAATTAGCAAGTAACTACACTGAAAAAGTTAAAGCAGGACAAGAAAGCATCGCAAGGTCATTAGATGTTTATAAAGATAGATTATACAAATCTTCTCAACATGTGAATGAACATGTAGCACAATTAAAAGAAGCAGGTGCTAGTGAAGAAGAAATGATTAAATATATTGATGAGTATAATCTTGAAGCGGAAAATGCAGCGGAGTTATGGAAGAAATTTAATCAAGGTGATATGGCAAGTGGAGCTTATGCTATATTATCCGAATTAAAATTAGCATGGATAGATATAGCCCATCACCCTGAAGTAGTTACATTATTCCAAAAGTTAAACGAATATGCGGAATGGTTAAAACCGGCATTACATACAATTACTGAAGATTTAAAATGGCTAGCATTAAGAGGAGCCGACGCTCTTAATTGGTTATTATCATCTGATTGGGGTAAAACTGCATTATCCATTACTGGTGTAGGTATTGGTTTAGCAGCTATTGGTAAAAAAATCTATAATGTTTTAGGTGGTACAAAATCCACTATTGATATTCTTAAAACATTAGGTGGAAAATTAAAAGACCGTATTAAAGATTGGAGAGATTTAGGTAAGGAAGCTGAAGATGCTAATACTAAAATGGGTGGTGGAAAAGGTAAAGATTCTACTTCCACTGGCGGAATAAATGGTGATACACCGGATAAAGCTAAAGTTCCGTTTAAAGAAACATTAAAACAAGATGCTCAAAATTATGCAAGAGCAGCTATAGGTATTGCCGCTGCAATGGCACTTGTTACCGAAGCAATTCTATTATTAAATGCACCAATGGGAGCATTAGCCGCCACGGGTGTTGTTTTTAAAGCATTGGAACCTCATATCCGTAATGGTATTGAAGGATTAAAGTTAATCGCACCAACTATGGCAATATTCTTACCACCAGTTGTTGCGTTGATGTTGATAATGGATAGGTTTGGTAAAGTTATCACTTGGGATAGAATGGGTGATGCTTTCTTGAAATCTGCTGCGGGAATTGCAATGGCTATTACTTTAGTTACCGAAGCAATCTTATTATTAGTCGCACCAATCACTGCATTAGCAGGTCTTGGTGCAGTTTACGGAGCATTCCAAACTAACGTCCAACAAGGTATCGCAGCAATTAAAGCAACTAATGACGCATTATATGCTCTCATACCATGGGTTCCAGTATTCGCAGCAGGAATTGCATTAGCAGCAATCACTATCGGTACTGAAGGTATTGGCGGAATTGCTATTGTTGCAGCCGCAGCGGGAATTGCCCTAGGAATAGGTTTAGTTACTGAAGCTATTCTTATGTTAAATCTTCCTTTAGGAGCGATTGCAAGTATTGGTTCTCAGTACACCGACCTTGAAGGTGTTAAACGTGGTGCCGAAGCATTGAAAGTTACTGCCGAAGCATTAGGTTATGTGGAACAAGGTATGCACAGTTTAACATTGGTTAGATGGGAACTCTTGGCAGATTATGTTGCTCAATTGATTGGTAAAACATTAAACATTGATTTAGGTAGTTTAACTGGTGAAGGCGGGGTATTCAAACAATTAGAAAAATTTGCACAAGACTTCGCACAAGTAAACATTACACCAATCGATACCGCTAAAGCAGAAACATTGAAAACAGTTGCTGCTAACATTGACACTGTAAGCGAAGCATTAAAAACAGTAAAAGATGCTGCTGCAAAACTACCAAAATTCGGTCAAGACGTGAGTAACAACTTTGGTAATGGTCTTGGGGATACAGCATTACAAGGTGTTGAAGGGGAAACAACTGACACTGCCAGTTTCTTTGAACAAATCAAAAAACCAATAGAAGATTTAAACACATTCGTAACAGAATTTAACAACATGCCAGTTACACCACCAGATACTGCGAAAGTAGATGCAATCAATCAAGCATCATCAATGATTACACAAGTCAAATCAGCAGTAGATAATTTGAATGCTACTCTTGGCGGAGCAGTCGATGCTGGTTGGAATGCTAACATGGCAAGTGGAGGTATTGGTGCAGCGGTTAGTGGTTTTGTCTTTGGTTTAGGTGGCGGAACTGGAGAGTACAGTTCAAGTCTAGGCACAAGTCTTACACAAATGTACAATGCTATAAAAGACATTATGACATTCACACAAAAAGTTAATGCTTTAACTGGTGGTGGTGAAGGTGGTAATGCAAGTGTTACTTCTGCTGTTGATATGGTTACTGCTGTTGATAATGCTATTCAAAATTTGCAGAATACTTTGTCTACTGCTGCTCCGAATGTGAAGGAATCTGCCAAAGCTATTGGTACTGGAATCAAAGATGGTGTTAAAGAGGGCATGAATGGAATGTCCGAAGGAGTTATACAGCAAGTTACTACTGCTCTTAATGCTGCTAAACCTTATGCGTCCACTTATGGGAAAGGTGTTGGTGGTTCTGGTAAGTCTGGTTTCCAATCCGAATTTAAGATTAAAGATGCGGTTTCTGCGGAATTAGGTTATGCTCTTGAAGAGATGGAAGGTAAAAAGCAAGAGTTTTATGATAAAGGTTACGCATTGGGTAAATCATCTGCTGATGGATTTAAAGCAGGTGCGGATACTCATTCACCGGGTATTATTGCACGAACTATGTTTGCTGAATTGGGTTATGTTAGTGATGCTCTTGATGGGGCTATTGCAACTATGCCAAATCAAACATATTCATTGGCTCAAACAATGGCTTCCAATTTCAACCCATCATTAGATATAGGTGGGATTTCAGTAGATGAACTTTCACAATTCCAAACTGGATTAGATACTGTTACATCTATGGCAACTAACACTGATTTACAAACTTCAGCGGCATTCATGAACATGAACATGAATGTAACTTCAAGTATGACTGGAATGACAACAACCGTTAATGGAGCGTTTAATGGTATACAACAAAACACTACAACAAGGTATGGTCAATTAGTGAACACTACTCGTGTTAGTTTAAATAGTATGCAATCTCAGACTACTAGGAATATTAATGCGATTAAGACTAGTTGGAGAAGTATGCAAAACGCATTAATAGCATCAGCAGAAAACATTAGGAACGAAACAAGTTCTAAAATACATACACTTGAGTCTAATATGGCTTCATTTTGGAATAAAGTTCAAAACCCCGCATTACTACTTGCAAGTGGAAGCCCTACTGCAAACAGTACAAAACCCATGTTCCGTAAAAAGTTGATGGCAGGTTCACCATCAAGTAAAGGAACAATACCAAGGAAAAGAAAAGCCGCTGGAACATCAGTTCCAAAACCAAAAACAACAAATAATGCAAGATTAACTTCAAAAGAGTTTTCATTTAGAGATGCTATTTCAGAATATTTATTCTGTTTGTTGAATGGTGGGGTTTGTGCAGCTGGAGGTTGGAATTTTAATTGGAGTCCAGACATTAAACAAGCACTGTTAAAATGGCATACTCACTTCGGAGATATTTATGATGATGTTCTCACAGTAGGTAAGTTTGAAAATGATGATTTCCCAGTCAGAGGCAATGCTACTATTGCTAAACGATATATTGGTGAAAAAATCGCAAGTACCGATTATGAGTTTTACTGGAATGATAGATATGATCCGATTACTGCATGGAATAGAGGTGCTTTTAATTGTGTTGATGGGGCTAGGTTAGCTATTGCTCTTGCTGATAAATTTGGTTTTGGTGGGGGTTATGTTGGTTATGGTTCTTGGGCTGGTACTGGTCATGGTTTTGCTGTTATTCCAGGTCTTGGTGTGATTGATGCTACTGCTTTGCAGAATAATTATGGTTTTACTTCTCCGAAGGTTAGTGGGTATCCTAGTGCAGGTAGTAGAGGTACTATTTCACGTAATAGACCTACTACTCCTAAAGGAAGTATGGGTGATACTCATAATTATGGTGATGTGAATCTCACAATTAATGTTTATGGTAATGATGTCAAAGTAAATGATACTACAGTTGAAAAATCAACTGCAAAACAGATTATTGACTTGTTAGGAATTAATCCGTCCACAGGTCAATAATCCCAAATTTTTTTTTTAAAGGAGGATTCAGTAATATGGCTGATGAAGTAAGTGTTAATTATAGTTTTACAAAAGTTGATAACTTTCACGAAATTTTAATCGATAGAGAAGAAATAACAACTGCATTATTTGATGGTGTTACAAAAAATTTCCGTATTGTTCTAGTGGAAGCTTGTCCGGGTAATATTTCTGAATGTTTGAATGAAGATGGCACTTTAAATGATGATGTAGTGAGTTATATTTATGGTGAAGAACCTACTGATGGTCAATGTGCTTTATTATGGAATATTGGTGCAAATTCCAATCGTACAATTACTGTTAGTGATGCTAATGTGAATTATACATTAGGTGATAAGTCTTATATGTTGAAAGGTGCATTTCTTGTTGTTGAACAGTCAGGGATTGTTTTAGCATATTCTATTAACAATGGGGTAATGCCAATTACTAAATCGTTTAATGCACCAGTTAATGGTTTAGTATGGTCAATTATAAACAAGTTGGATAACGGGGCATAAGTATGGTTGAGTCTGAAATAATTTATACAAAATCCGGAGAGTATAGATACTCTGAAACTTTTAATCATCAAGTTAATCCTAATTTAACTAGAAAGTATAATAAATGGGAGAATTTAGTTAATGCTGTTGGTAATGAAGGTAAATTATGGTCTAAAGCACCGTATACTCGTAAGAAAGTAACTAAAACAGTTAATGGTAAAAAAACATCTCATTATGAATATACTACTCCTTGGACTTGTACTGCTCACGATTTCAGACTCGCAATTCCAGCAAGAGCATATGTGAAAAAAGTAACTGTTGAAATGCGAATGAAATGTAGTGAAGGATTAGAAGTTAAAGCACCGTCCGCATGGTTTATGGTGTATAACCAACAAGGAAAAGTTACTCAGCAAACCAAAGCCGGTAAAACTGGTTGGTATAATCTTAATTATCGTGTTTATCCAAATAAAAAATTAACTTCCACTGCAAAAACTTATGAGTACGTATTCCCAGAATCCGAATGGAAAAAAGCAAAGTATCCAACTAACCAATTAAATAAAACAGTTATGGGAGTAGATATTCATTTTGAAGAACCTACTAAAATGACTAAAGATACTCAATACATTGCGATTAATTGGATTCGTATCAAAGTAGATTATACTCTTGAAGATCCGTATTTAATATGTAGTGAAAATTTTAGTGATGAGTCCGAACCTTATCCTGTTGATGTGGGAAATCAGTTTAAACTTAATTATGAGTTTGGTAATCGGACTTGTGTTAATGCGGGTTATAAAGAGATTCCTATTCAATTGCCTTTGGGTGTGTCGTTGGTGGATTATGGTAAAGTAGGCGACCCTACGGATTTTTATCCAGCTAGTGAAACATCTGAGGGTAGTGGAGATTATATTTGGAAGGTTAATTGTAAGTGTAATGCTAAATCAACTTTAATGCTCACCCTTCAAGCAGATACATTGGGTTCTAAAGTAACTACAGGGCTTCTTGATGAAATTCCAACTTATGCTTATGCTTATTCTAATGGTAGGAGCATGGACTTTGGAACAGAGTATATTACTAGTGGTGTAGTTCAAAAGGGACAAATTTCATGTTTTCAGTTTGTTGTGAATGCTTATAGTCAAGATGGAACTATCACTTATCAGGTTGATGTAGATGGTGAGAACCAATCTGACCCTAATGATTTGTCTGAAGTGTTTAGGGAAGCTTATCATAATCTTAATGGTCAGGGTAATAATCTTGTTAGTTGGTCTATTGATGAGTTTGATTATGATGGTTTTCATGATTCTTTTGATGCTCCGATTGTTACTATTGATGAAGATTTTACTAATAATAATCAGATTACATTTAATATTCCGGAAGATAAGTCCGTGCAAATTAAGTTTACCGGTTGCTTTATACCAGTTACTGTTGGGGAAAATACATTATATTTAACTAATAATGATACTGGTAATATAGAATCATATCAATATGTATCACATGAGGCAAAAACAACTGTTATGAACATTATACCAGTTGAAGAAATATGGTATGACCATTGGATTACAACACAAATGGAAACTGGAGCATTCATAATCCCATTCGTTACCAAAGCATCTGATAAGCTTATGGTTTGTGGGGAATCCACTATGACTATGAAAATAGAAAAACCACAAGCATATATTGGGTGTGTTAGATTACCTAGAAGTCATTACGAACCTTCCAGTGATTTTAGTAATGATATAATTAAAAAACAGTATAAAAATAAGAAATATACTGGTAAATCCGGAGAGATTGATGAGGACATTGATTTTAAAATTAAGTTACCTCCTCGTGAATGGTCTACTTTACAAGGTTTATGTGAATTGGATAAGCCAGTTCCAGTTAATGCAGTCCCTACTGCCTTTGAAGGTGATGTATTAAACCATAGGGGTTGGGTTGAACTTGGAGCAGTTAAAAATGTTAAAAAAACCAATCCATTATATTATAGTGGTGAATTAGAACTAGAATACTTAACCCATAACATTAATACAAGATTCCAACTTGTTAAAGGAGTTGCAGTCAGCAAATACAACCCATCATTACTAGGAACATTATTAGATTATGTAATTGAAAGTGGTGATGAATTTGTAGATTATTCACACATCGACCCCGAAACTGGATTACAAGTGCCTAACGAAACCGGTTACTTTAATCTTGATACTGATGGGGTGTATATTTACGATGATGATGAGGAAACTGAAAATAATAAAAGAACTCTCATCACAATGGATAATAATCAGAAAATCATAATGAAAACTATTGATTCATTGAAAGAGAATACTAGAATTAATTTTGAATGGTTTTCATCAAAAATCGATGAAGATAGGGAAAATAATGTAACAAGAATAGTTCGTATCCGTGATAAATCCAATGATATTATACTTGAATACGAATACTATGATTATTTCTTTGATTATGACGATGAATTATACAGTTGTAGTGTAAAATGTACAAAACTAGATAAATCAACTAACCAAATGGATACTGTAATCGAAGAAGATGATTTGAACTTTGCAGTAGATTTAGAAGCATTGAATTTGAAAGTTGATGAGTTTGGTAATATTGTTCAAGAAGAAGAACCTGAAGATGAAGAAGAACCTGAAGAAACCGAACCAACTTATATTGACCCAGTTACTGGAGAAGTAGTGGAAATAGTTCAAGATGCTGAAGTTTACAATGATTATATGTACGGTTCTACATTAACACTTGAATTAGCAGGTAATATTCTATCTATCAATGATAGTGGTTTCAATGGAAGAGAAGTGCATGAGGAAGGTATTGAATTAGAAAAAGGCGAATATTACCTTGAAGTAGAGTTTATGAACAATAACATTGATAGTGATACTCCTGACGTTTACCATTTCTTTGATTTTGAAATCGAAGAACCAATAATCTTAACTGATTTCGATGATATGTACGCTAGTTTAATTGTTTCATCATATCCATTAATGAATAAAGTTTTTGCTTTCATGAGAGAATCTGAAGAGGGAACTCTCTATTATTACCATTATGACGGTACACCTTACACCTATATACAAGAACCTTACTACATGTATGCACGTGGTGTTGATTTAGTAGCTGAGGGTCATAGTATATTTAATCTTAATAACAGTTACACTACTTTCTACGTTCAAAATGGATTGGTGAGAATTGGTTTCAACCGATTAACTGGTGCAATATACTTAGCCAAATATGACTTAATGGCAAGAGAATATATTAATGTTGCATCATTCTATGTTAAAGATCATACTGACTTTAATATTGGAGCATATTCTGATGATAAAATTGAAGTGTTGGTTAGTAAAACTGTATTCACTGTGTATCGGGGACACCCGTATGTAGTGGTAAAACATAAAAACGATAATATATATTTCACTACTAGTTGGAATAAAGTATTTGCGGATTCTGTTAATGATGTTAGTGATGATTATCCGGTTTTGTGGGATTTGTTGAATCATGAAAATTTATTATCTGAATGTGTTGGTGGTATAAATCTTAAGGCATCATGTTTGGATATATCTTCGGTGGATAATGATGATATTGGAACATTCCCTAATCTTGTTTTAACTCAAGTAACACAAGAACCTATTTATGATAGGGATAATGTATTTTTCAGTGTTGATGGGTCTGTTACCGATGTTGATGAGGAAATTCCTATGGACGGGGTTTATAATGGTGCATTTGGAGAGTATTCTGTTGAATGTGTAGTTGATAATAAAACTCCTAAAAGTATTACTTTATCTGGTGATTCAAAAATCATTCAAACTGGTGATACTGATGTTTTACGGGCTAAAGTTACTGATTATGAGTTTAAAGGTGTTCCTAATAGTGTAGTGTATTTCT